TGTAAAACTCATTGTCGTATATCTTCGCCCCACGGATGTAGCCGTTGATACACTTCAGACAGTAACCATATCTGCCTCCCGTTTGATTGTTGAATACATTATCATGTACTAATGCACCAGATGTGCCCATCAGTTCCACTGCCGCCCATGCGAAGTAAACATTGGGACTGTAAACGAAGGCAGCACCGTTATTGGTGAAGGCACAGTCATATATCTCTATTCCCGTTGCCCATGTGGTAGGCTCACCTGCTCCGGCTACCCTGCCGTCAATCCTCACCACATTGCGGGTGGTGCCAAGGAAATCAACTACTGTAATATGATGCAGTTTAATATTGATTCTGCCCCTTGAGTATAGTGCCTGCTGTGCTATAAGATCACCGTCAAGCATCAGATAGCTTATGCTCTGGTTGCCATCAGTTCCCTCTGCAAGAGATAGCATGGAGATCATGGGGCTGAGTGCCGTAGTAGCCCGTAGTATCGTATTGGTCATCCCCTGCCCCTTGAGTGATACCCCTTCTGGCAGAGTAAGCTGTGTGGCTATGTTATATGTACCCGATTTGATGTTAATGGTTTCTCCCGTTGATACCTGTGTCACGGCATAGGCAAGGGTGAGCCATGGCCTGCCATAGCTGCCGTCACCTACTGCGTCACTACCGTTGATTGCCACCCAGTAGTATGTAGGTATAAGCTCCACTGCTGTTGTGAATGCTTGCTGTGGGCCATATGATGTACCCTCGTAGTTGGTGGCATAGGCACGCACGTAATAAGGAGTGTTAGGTACAAGGCCGGACAGATCGCTTATAAATGTTCCGGTACCCGTGCCGTTAGAGGTATAGAAATTTGCCAGTGTGGGCATACCCGTAGTGTTATAGCAAACACCCCTTGCGGTGACAAGCGCACCCCCGTCACTGGTTACATTGCCTCCGGTTCTTGCAGAGGTTTCAAATATGAGCGTGACAGCGTTGGTTGTGACTGTCGGCGGTGTGGTCCCGGCTGTGGTGCCGAAGTTATCGTAATAGGTAAATGATGCTGTATAGGTGGCGTTCTCTGCATCTGTGGCGTTAAGCTTAATGAAGGTGATAAGGAAATCCCCGCTGATATATTCAACATCTTCATCAACCAACCCCGAGACCGGGTCCTTCGGTCCGAACTGTAACCTTACAGGGGAACGTTCTACAATCTTATTGGCCAGCAGTGCCCAGCCGCCCACATACACATACAGCCCGTCACAGGTACCCGATATGTTAAGCATACCCGGAAGAGCCTTGCGCCATGTGCCGCTGCCCTTGTTGGTGCCGGGGCGGGTCTCCATGTCTATGGAGATGGTGTATGATGTGGAATAGGCAACAAGGTCGCCCGCTATCCACATATATAAATCACTTCCGTTTACTACGCCCATTTGTCTCCTATTTCAATCATGTCTATTGTCCATTCCCTCATCTTACAGTCCAGGCTGCCCCGGTTAATAGCAAAAACCCTATTATGGCCTGCGTCCAAGTTGAGTGGGTCCTGTAAGTTCTTTAATAAGTCAAGGGATTCTGTCAGCTCATACAGGTTTAGTTGAATAAACTGCCTGCCCTCGCTATACATATCCGCAACCTCTTCGGCTATCAACTCAGCAAGGGGTAGTGCCTCGGCATTGTCACGGGTGTGCCATGAGGACGTAAACGCAACCACCGTGTCCGTGTTAAACGTTGCTAATCTTGTCACTCCGTCACAGAGGATATTAGCTGTGCCCGATGTGCCTGTAAGAGTAACCTCGTCAATACGGGCAATATCAGCCAGCCCCGCCTGTGTGTGAGCCACCGTACCGTCAAGGTTGGCCGATACGTTAACTATTGTCGGGGCTGTGAATCCGTCACCGTAGGTTATCTCTGTGAATATTATATCCTCATCACTGGAAGTAACCTCAATACCCTCCCCCTCAAACTGATCTGCGTAATCAGTAACAAACTGTGCGGCGGTAAGGGTGAGTGTCGTGGTGAAGTCAAGGGGCCATGTCTGTCCTGCCGCCAATATGTTACACGAGCCGCTTGCGCCCGTTAGCGTCAGTGTCTCTATCTGTGGCTGCCCTGTCTGGTTAGCCCGGGTGGTGGCAACACTGCCAGCTAAATCACCCGAAGCGTTGGTTATGGTAGTGCTACCCGTGAAGTTTGTCCCGGCAACAGATGAGGTGAAAACAACCTTATTGCCTGATGAGGTAACTACAACTCCCCCGGCGGTATAATATGAACCTTGAGCATTGACAAAATCAACAGCCGCCTGTGTCAACCCTCCCGTAATGCTCAATGCCAGCGCCCCACGGAACTGCTCAAGCACATTCACTATGCCCGTGTCCTCTACATCACCAAGGATATATGTCTGCTTACCCTCTTCGCCCTGCACACCATTGTCAACGGTGTAATTACGCTCAACAATCTCCTCGTTATCCGTAATATCAACATCACGCTCATTGCGATAACCGCCCCCGAAGAAACGTATGATGCCAAAGGGAGGGATAAGATTAACCCACTTCTTCCAGCGTGACACCTTGCGGGTGTTAGTAGCGATACTGTCGGAGGTAGAATAGAACCTGACATTTCTATAACACAGGGCAATATCTTCCTCTGATGAGCCTAACATCCTAATGGTGTAGGGGCCGTCAACGGGCAGCCCCACAAAGTTAAACAGCATTGACTGCCATGCCCCCATGCCCACCTCTGCCGTGGCAACCGTAACACCAACGGTCTGATAAAGTGTCGTGGTCCATGTGGCATCAGTTTCAGAGCCATCAGCATCAAGGTAGTACGTTCCTGTGTCATCCGAAATACTTATGACCACAGAAACATTATTGATGGCGGCGGCAGACAGGTTGACAAGCAGGTAATCGCATGAGAACACCATGGCATCACTGCACGCCTTGGCATTGGTACCAAAAGACTGAGTCACGCCAAGTGATAGCCCCAGGTTGGAGAGCATGATACCGTCAGTCTCCTTGCGCATCCTGTCAAAGTGACTTACCGGGCTGACGGGACAGGCATTGGTCCAGTATGTGAACCGTGCGTTACCAGCTAAGTATCCCTGCCATGTATCAATACTGAAGTTATGGTTTTTTATCCAGCTCTCCCTGTTGCCATAATCCTGCTGGGCCGTGAACGTGGTCATGGGAGGCTTATACATCAACACCCCACCCTCAACATCAATCAGGGCCAAGCCCTCCCTGTCAATAATCTTATCCGGGGTTATAGAGGTGCCGGTGGTGGAGGCGGCTGTAATGATTCGGCCATAGACCGTGTCCTGCACCAACTCCGTGGGGCGGTAGATTATAAACGTCCCGCCCTTCTGCCGGATGACAGCGTTATACTTTATGAGTATGGCCTGAAGCACAGAGTAGCAGTCAGCGTCAGTGAACAGGTCGTTATCTATATATGCCTGGTCAAAGGGGCTGTTGGCCACCCCGTCATCCATCCGGTCCTCATACAGGTTGCAGTATTCTGTAAACTGAGTGTGTCCAATTTTAGCAAGTATCTCAAGGATGATGTCCGTCTCCGTGTCCCTGCCGGTATAAGCAACCCCGCTGTCCTTATATTCAATGTTCTTTAGCAGTCCCAGGGCATCAGAGGCGGTAATAGATACAGTATATGGCACGTTGTCATAAGGCTCCGTGTATTCATTCGACAACCAGCCGGACCAATACAGCACCTCATTCTTATAGACATTCATGGGCCTGACAAGATCCTCCTCGCTGTACAGTCCTATGTACTCAAAGTTTGTGGTACATTCTACATTGAGGGTAGCCATTGAGCCTTTAATCGGGCCAAGGGTAAGGTCATCACCGGGAGTAAGATAGTCAATGGTAAGCGGCTCACCGGAGGCAATCATTGCAGAGATGGCTCCCGCATAATCGTCCTCCAATATTTCAACCCTCCAATCTATACTTTGGATGTCGGTCCACTCACATCTGTATTTTATCCCGTATGCCATTACGTGTTCTTAAAGATTACTCCCCCCGCTCTCTCGCTGGCATATACTATGTCACGCCCCTTGAGTGTCATGTTACCGCCCCCTGCTGACATACCGCCACCGCCTCCCCCGCCCTTGGGGGTAACGCCGAAGCCCTCTGAGATGAAGCTGCCCAGTGATGTGGTTGCACCAAATGCGCCCCCGGTAAGGATATTAAGTACCGTATAAACAGCGATAAGGGTAAGCAGCTTAGCCATAAGATCCTTAAAGATGTTCTTAAAGGTTTCCCCAAAGCTCTCCCACCCGTCCATGCTGCTGCGAATAAGGTTGCCCATTGTGCCGGAGAGAGCGTCTATGGCTGCCGAATAATCAGCAGTTTCTTCTCCCATGCGTGAAAAGAACTCCTCAAACTCTGCCGCAGCCTGTACCTGGTTCTGCCAATAATCCGGGCCAAATACATCATCGTCCTTAATGCGGTTCATAAACTCCTCAAGCTCTGCTGCCGCCTTTACCTGTGCCTGCCAGTAACCCTCACCAAAAACATTATCGGTAGCCGGTGCGGTGGACATTGCAACTGCATCGCTAATCTGTTCGGGCAGTTTTTTAATGGGCGTCCCCGCCGTGATTATGATTTCATTCTTACCAACCTTTCTACCTCCCCAGCCAAATATTTTGCTCATTAATGCCCCGGCGGGTCCTCCGGCTTGGGCGATATTACCCCTGACCATGTTGGCCACATCCTTATTAACCCCGCCTAATTCAAGCTCTCTCCTTAAATCAGAGAAACCGCTGATAACATCAGAAAGCGATTTGGCGGTATTGGCCAAGGGCTTGGCGAAAACATCATTAAACATATCACCAACCTCTGTCTTTAAGTTGGTCATGGATGTTTTTAGTTGCTCAATCTTGTCGGCAGTTGTTTCAATGTATGTGCCGGACTTGGCCATCTCCCTTTGGATAATAGCCCCTACTGCATCAGCATAATCCGGTGTCTTGGCAAGCTGCTCATTAAGCTCACTCAGAGAAATCCCAAGGTTGTCAAGAATAAGGGCAGACTTGCGGCCTATCCCTCGCACAATACTGTCAACAAGATAGTCAACACTCTCCCCCGTTGCCCTCGCTCGTTGCTGGGCAAACTCAAAATAAGTAGGCAGATTCTCAAGAGAGATCCTAAAGTTATTAGCCTGGACAGCCTTGGCCATTAGGGTAACGTCGTCAACCGTGCCCCTTGTAGCTTTGCGCAGGTTATCTAAAAGAGCGGCATCATTAATTTTGGCAAAAGCGTCCTTAATACCCTCTGCCCTGGCTGCGAGCATAACAGCTTCCTTGCCAAATGCAATAATCCGCTGGGTGGCAAAGGCTGCACCAACTACCCCGGCCATTTTCTTAAAGGTGGCCATAAGATCCCCAGACTTCTTATTCATGCTGTTGATCTTCTTCTCGTAGTCAGCCTTCATCTTGGCATTAGCCTGCTTAGCTTTCTCCAAAGCGGCTATGTAACCCTTAATCTCAAGGTCAAGCTGAATCTCTGAATACATCTTTTGCGCCATTACCTACCTTTTAGCCTGTTTAATGCCTCTTCCTTTGTTATCACTTTCGCCTTCTTCTGCTCTCCGTCCCATGGCAGCGCAAATAATTCGCTTGGCTTCTTTACCTTGCTACCCATTGCTGCTACTGAGTAGAAACATTGAAGTCTTGCCTGCTCCCATGCCTCCCGGCTGATTAATGAGTAGTCCTCGTGCCTTGCTTTCATCACCGCTACAACCTCATCCTGGCTCATCTCGTCCAAGTAATACCTTGGATCTATCCCTATAAGCCCGACACATATCCCGTATATGTCAGAGAGGGTGTAGCTAACTACTTTTTTTCAGTCGCCTCCTGCGCCGTACCGAACATCTCCACTATCGCTGTGGTGAAGTTGTTAAGCACATCAAGGTAGTAGTCATCAATAGCGTCAAGGAACTGCTCGTAGGTGTGCTTAAAGTCATGGCCTGCAGCCTTGGCCCCGGCCTTGGCCGTACAATAGAAGAGTTTGATGAGGCGCTCGCTACCCTTGAGATTAACCATAGTCTCTCCGGTGAGGGCCTCATACTCTATCATTGCACGGTTGGTCAGCTTAACGGGGAAGCTCTTCTCACCTACCTTAATGCTCTTTACCTCTGCTAACTTCATAATGCAGCAGGCTCAGTTATGACACAACTAACGCTAACGGTGTCAAGAGCGGCATCGGTTACAACACAGGTGTATGTAGCCGGGGGCCGTCCCTCAATAGCCTGAGTAGTCAGACCTACAAGGTCATCCCACAGGAAGGTGTAAGGAGCAGTACCGCCGGAAGGCATGACAATAGCCACACCGTCATTAGCTGCGTTAGCCGTACAGTTCTGACGGATAATGTAAGCCCTCAGATCACCGGTTCCCGTGAAGGCAAAGGTTGCATCACTGTTCTCAAACGACACAGAGTAGGAGGCGTTCTCCTGGTCCCCGGCATTCATGTCAAAGCCTGTGATGATAAAGTTGCCTTCAGCGTAGAACTTGGTGGTGTCTTCGTTACCGCCCACATAAACTCCATCGGTAAGAACGGCCCCGGTACGTTCTGCAAACGTCAGCGCCACGACATCCCTTGCAAGGTAGGCTGTCAGTAGTGCTTCCACATTAGTATATACCACAAGCGCATCAGCGGTAGCGGATATGTCCATCCTCCCCACTGCCTTGGTGTTAAATTTACCCGTATCCTTGTTAGAGGTGTCACGGGTGTTCATCTTTAAGCTCAGAGTATGAGAAGTAGCGTGTGCTACTATATCCCCATCAATGAATACATAAAGGTCACTGCCATTAATTACATCTGCCATCTTTTTTAATAATTTATAACGTTAACATTAAAACTCATTTCATTTGTAAACACATTGACATCCTGCAAGAAGGTTTCACTCATGCCGGTCATGTGTATATGCTGTATTGTTGTCGCTCCAACCGTACCCACCTCCATCTCTATTGCCCTGCGCACGGCCATGGCTATGTCTTGCAGGTCTGAATAGCTGGGCGAGATGGAAACAACAGTGAAGTCTATGCCGTCCAGGGCCCACCCGTCTTTAGTATATTCCGGGGAGACTTCACTAATACCATAGACAATAGCCGGGAGGTCCGTATTCTCATTGAGAACATACGGAAATATCTTTGTTGCTGGCACCAACGCTGTCAGTGTCGCATCTGTTGAAAGTAAATTATAAATTACCTTGCCTATCATTTCTTGGTATATTTTCTAATCTGCCGTGCAATGATTTTGTTAAGCTCCCGGTTCATAATAGGGATAAAGTTATCCTCATTATATTCGTAACCCTTGCGGATAAACCACTCCCCGGACTTGCGGCCTACGGTGGCCTCACTTGCCCTGTTTTTGGCTTTAGCGTAGCCCTTCACAAATTTGCTTCTTTTGGGTGTCCATCCCCTATCTGTAAAGCGGCCCCTCCATCCAACAAATATGCCACCTGACTTAATCCCAAAGAGCAGTGCCATGTCATTCTTTGGGTGCTTAATAACATCAATAGAGTAGAATAACCTTCCTGTCTTAAAGGGAGCATAGTCACGGGCGGTTTCAACCATAGGCTTGGCAGCCTTCTTCATGGCAGACACATATAACCGGCTCCTCTCCTTGTCACCCAAGGAGGTTAAGAACTGGTTTATGTTCTTCATCATGGTCTGGTCAAATACTACCTTCATGCTGCTATTGTCGTTGCATCATCTATTGCCGCAAAAGCGGAGTAATCATTGTAAACAAAGTGCTTAATCCTGTAGAAGTACCTGGTTTCCGCTGTCAGTCCCGTGTTGGCATAGCTTGTTACGGGCACCACATTTGCGGCTATCCGTATCACCTCCGTCCAATCGTTGCCGTTAAGTGAACGCTCTATCACCACACCATCATCATCAGCGTTGTTGGTCCATGCCAGGTCAACCCGGGTGGCAATAGCAACGTGTGGCGTGGCCGTGAATGCTGTTGGCGGGTCAATAGCCGGGACCGCAATACCATCGGACAGCTTCTCAAGTGTCATCCTCAAGCTCTCCTTGCGGCCTATCACCTCAAGGTAGTTTATCTGGTACAGGGCACTCTCCCCATCCAGCTGCACACGCATGGTTTCAACTATGGTGCTGCGGTAGCGGACGGTAAGCTCCATGCTGCGCCCGTAGGTTTTCTCCTCGTTGACAATACCCCTGTCACCCCCGGTCCACCGCACCTCTCCCCTTGTGGTAATAGTTGCAATGGGCCAGCTATCAACGGAATCACCAAAGGTTCCACGACTTGTCACCTTCGCATAAAATTTGACTCTATGCCACAATGCTCCCGACCTCATTATGCTTCCGGTACTTCTTTAACTGTTTCCAATAAACTAAGGCCCAACCATCCATAACCCTTATCCCTGAGTAGCTGTTTGGCCTCATCACACTCCTCAAGCATTTCACCAAATAGATTGAGCTGTTCTTCATTTTCATCAAGAACCATCTTAATAAGAGCCTTTTTCCAATATTCTGCTTTCATGCCACCGTAAAGTTTTTATAAGCGTGAATAAGGAACTTAAACCCAAGAGGTACCTCCGTCACTCCTACCCCAACCATCACCGGCTCACGGAGAGCATAATAGTGTGATACCATCAGCAGCATGGCATGGCGCAGGCCCAGAGGAAGTGCCCCGCCGACAAGCGGCAGACCGGTGATAACATAATAGGTGAGGTTGCTGTCGGTGTTGGTGAAAGCTGCGCCCACGGTTGCCGCCTCATCATCTACTATCGTTGCAATGGCCCGGCTTGTCTCACCATCCACATAGATAAGGTCACCAACGGAGTAGTCAGAAAAGTTACTCTCATACCCCGTCAGTGCTGTGGTGGCTACAGTAGAAACCGTCCCCTCACCAATGAAGGTGCCGGAGATTTCGGTCTTTACCAGCTCCTCAACCAGGTCTGCCAAGCTCTGTATATAAGTATCATCTTCCGTGTAGTCAACCTGGAGATGTGTCTTACATTCTGCAAGGGTGAGATACGTTGACATTATGATACGTTGTTAGTAACTGCCGTCACTACTGTTGCGCCCTTGCCTGCGTCATTATGTGTCAGGTTGAACCCGGCACCGGCAACATAAGCAACCGTCACCCGGACTGTAACCGTTCCTGCAGTACGGCTCACCGTCAAAAGATCAACAGTCTTGCCTGTAAGAGTAAACTCTGCCGCAAGACTATCACTAAATGCCTTAACGGAGTCCGCAGGTGAAAATGTCATTACTACCAATGTCGGAGCAGCGTTAGCCACCACCGCAGAGACAAGGTGCTTTGCGTAAAAGCCCGTCCAACTGAATAAATGTTTCTTTTTTGCCATTTCTTTATTTTAATGAAGGGAGAGGGTATATTTCAACCCTCACCCATTCAAGTTATTTATTTGATTGACTCTGCTGCAAATGAATAGGCATACTCATCAAGGTCGGCACCGGTGCTATATGCACCACGTAAGCCTTTAGCATCAAAGTAAGCATTGATAACAATAACCACCTGGTTGGTCTTGGCTGCTGAATACGGGTCAACCGTGATGTCATAACCGCCCCACTGACCAATCATAAGGTCAGCCCAGTTGCCGAACACTACCATGTTACCATCACCACCGGTTCCGTATGTCGAAACGATGCTGTTAGTGACAAGGCATGGATAGCCGTTAATCATGTTATCCTCACTCATCAGGTAGTCACCGGTATCATTGGCGGTTCCCTTGTCAACAGTCTTGAGCAGTCCACGGCCTATTGAGTTGGTCATGTATGCCAGGTTGCCCTGCAGAGCGTTGGAAGTATCAACGGCACTTTCAATACCTACCATCTTGGCCCATGTGATAGTTGCCCCGGTAAGGACGGCCTTGGTAGTAGCATTGGCGGTGTTCAGTTTGTAACCTATGCCCGAAGGATAGTCAGCGTGAACAGTAGCCGGTCCCAGGATAGTCTTCTCAAGCAGACGTGCAACAGCGTTAGCAATGTTGTCAAGCAGGAGCCTTTCAGCACCTACGCCGTCCTGTGCAAGGAAGGTCTTGGATACGTTGATAAATCCGGTCAGCCTCTTGGGTGTGAAAGTCACCTCAGTGAAAGCACCGCCACCGTCAACAGCGGTAACAACCTCGCCCTTCCATGCAACGGTTGTCCCGGCATAAGAAGGAATAGAAACGTTACCTACCAGACCAGGCATAAAGGTTGCGCCAGCCTGTGAGAAAATCAGCTTGTCAACAAGCGGAGGTAGAATAGCCCTCTTATCTTCAGCGACAATCTCCTGCCCTGCGGTAGCTGTACCGGCAAGGATGTTGGCCCTCTCGTAGTAAGAAGGAAGTAGTATCTGTCCCTGCGGGTTAACACCGGCGGTACGAAACTCCTGTGCACCAAGCACGTTAACATCTTTTGCGGCATTGTTGAGAGTCTTACTGTAAGCCAAATCCCTTACAGTCTTGAGCAAAGAAAATCTCTCAACCGGCTGTATGATGCTGACATTACCAAACCCACGAACCTCAGAGCCGTCTTCGGCCTTGAACCTCTCGTTTTCCATCTCAAGGTCAATCTCCCTCAGTCGTTGAAGGTTTGCCCTCAAGGTACTTGTTTCGGCCTCTGATTTGGCCCTTGTCTCTGCCTTTGCCTTTTCGGTAATCTTATCGTTAGCGGCAAGCAGATTTGTTTTTTCGTCTTTAAGTTCTAAAATAGTCATCTTGTTAATTCGTTAAATTCACTTTCTTGAATATATTGTCTGTACGCTAACTCAAGGTCAGTAGCTGCGCTGCGCTGAAAGCTGATAATAGGCTCATCCGGCACCTCAACAGTGACAGGTGGCTTTACCTCTTCCTTAATAGGTTCGCTCATCTCCTTAATAGCATCTAAACTCCTCTTTGCAACGGCTGTATCGGCGTAAGCTCCAGTGTAGCAGGGGCTCATGTCAAAAATTCTATCAAACTTGGATACGGTTCTCAACCAGGTCCCGTCATCTCTTTTATCCCAGCGCTCACCACCCGGGGCAATGGTAAAGGCAAATGAGGATGAGCGTATATCTCCACGCTCAACACCCTCTAACACCTCTTCTCCTAAGTTGAACTTGGGTGCCTTAAATGAATATTTAACACCCCTGTTATCTACCTGCAGGGTCATTGACCCCTGCCCATAAGCACACCGGGCCAGTACCCCTTTTTCAAATTGGTGATTAAGGAGCGCAAATACATCAGAACGTGGAAGCACATCTTCAATGGCTTCGGGTAATATTACTTCGGTGAAGCCATTTAAGTCACGGCTTTCAGAATTGAAAACCACGCCATAACCAGATATGGTTCTGTTCTCTCCCTCGGCCCTTACCTCGGCCTCACTTACCCCCAAACTTCTTATCTCAACTTTCTCCATTACGCTACATTTTTGAATTTCCACAAATAACCACCGGCATGATTCCGCTTACCGTTTAGCACACAACTGATATGACTTATATTTATAGACTGGATTTTATATATGCCGCTACACTTGCTCATCTGTCTCTTTTTTATCTTCTACCACTTTGGTATTCTTATCTTTTGTCTTGGTCATCAGTTGGTCCACCGGAGCCATGCTTATCTGTATCATGGGCTTGTCGGCATTCTCATGTTTGAACTTGGGATTACCGCACTCCTTACGCACCTCGTTAACCGTGTAGCCACCCACCTGAAACATCTTGCTTGCATAGTTGGCCCTTGCATCAAGGTTGGCCCGGAGCAGTTCATCTATGTTAAGGTTAAGTCTTGTCTTGAGCCTTAGTGATGGCCGGAACAGCTTGCGGTTAAACTCCGCTTCAATCTTCGCATCCAACGGGCTGATTGTATCTGTCAGGAACCCAAGCTGGAAGCTCTCAATATTGGAGTAGGTTAGGTTGTTACTATCAAACACCTTTGAAGGTGACACCCCGAAGAAGCGGCATATCTCAATAACGTTGTACTGCCGTGTCTCCAACATCTGCGCATCCTTGGGGTTGACGGTTATAGGTTTGAACTCAAGACCGCCCTCCATCACTGCTATCCCTCCGGGGTTGCCGCTTGATACGTTGAACGCCTCTGCCCAGGATTGTTTCATCTGCATGGCTTTCTCCTTGGTCAGCTTACCCTCGGCAGCAATTATCCCACTCATGTTGGCACCGGAGGTAAAGAAGCCCTTGGCTGTTCTCTCCGAAGAATAAGCCAGCGCCATAGTGTCGGCAGCGTGTCGCAGGGTGCTTACCCCGGTCAGGCCATCATAGGAGAAGTTCAGCAGGTGTATCATATCCTGCCCGTCAACTATTCGCCTCTTTTCAGTTCCGTCACCCACCTCATAATAAACGGTGCCGTCTTTGCGCAGGAACATCTTGACAAGCTCCGTGACTAAATCCAATCTCACCGGGTCGCCTCTTTGATTTCTTATTATGCTTATGTAGCCGTTGCCATCAAGGAGCATCTTGCTCACCAGCATCTTCATCATGGTGTAGCGGCTCATGTACGGGGCCGGTTCATTGTTGAGCATATAAGAGGAGCTGTGGAACGGGTTGGTAACAAAGCCCTCATCATTGTTGTACTCCTGCACCAGCCATGACTGTGAGGCTATGGCATCACTGATAACTTCCACACAACGGTACACCGCAGAGAGCTGCATGGATAGCTGCATTGATATAGGGTTGGAAGTAAACCCGTAAGGCAGCCCCACGGCGTTGGTAGGGTCGTAGCTTACGCTGTAACGCTCCTCCGGCTTCATTGCCTTTATAACCCGCTTGAAGATATTGTCACTCATTCGTTAGAATATTTGCACACCGTGGTATCCTTTATTATGCTCTAAATAAGCCGCAAGGCTGTGAAGCGCAGCGATGACACCATCAATCTTTTTTTTAATTTTATCTTTATTCGGTTTTTCATTCCCGTTGAAGTCCCTGCGGATTTCAACATTGCGGAGGCAGTATCTTGTAATGGGGTTGTCATCCAAAACGATGTTCCCGCTTAACATTAGCCTTTCAAACTCTTTGGTGCAGTTATTAAAGTTTCCCGGTGTCTGCCCAAATGCAGTGAGCGTCAACCCGGCATCCTCTGTTTGTGTAGCCCACTGAGAAGCATTATATTGGTCGTAAAACACATCCAATATTTCTACCTTCTCTGCCGCATCAAGCATATCCTTGGTGACATAGTTGTAATCAGTAACGTTGCCGGGGGTGGTCTTGAGATACTTATGAAACACCCAATCTTTGTAATAGGATATGTCGGCATGAACACGGGAGTAGAGCGTGTCCATCGGCACGTAGTAGTCTATAAAGAAGTGGTACTTTTCATCCTTAAAAAACATATAACTCACAGCGGTAAGGTCAGTAGTTGAGGCAAGGTCCACGCCGCAGTAGCACTCCTCTCCCTTAAAGTCCCCCCACTTTAGTTTCCGTGACGCAGCCTGTATAAACTCTTCCGGAATCCACACCGTAGCACTATCGCACCACAGGTTGAGGTTCTTTGTTTTCACACCCACCTCATCAGCCGGGGAGTTAACCGCCTGCTGCACCTGTGTCTCTATGAAGCCCTTCTTAACGGTGACATCCATGTTAGGGTTAGCCTTAACCCACAGGCTTGGGTCCTTCCAGTCATCATTCTCATCAAGGGAGTAGATGACACCAAAGAAGCTCTCATCAATCTTGTCACCGGAAAGCACATCAGCGCACACCCGCCGAAGCTCAAAGCATGGGAGGTTCTTATCAAAGCCTGCCGTGGTGATAGTGATAAGCAGTGGGTTGGTACGCATACCCATCGAAGAGCGCAGTACATCTCTTACCTTTCTATCCGGGGCACTGTGGTATTCATCCACCACACCCAGAGAGCAGTTGTATCCGTCCAGCTTGTTGGCATCGGAAGCCAGCACCTTAATGAAGCTGTTGGTCTTATCGTAGAATATATCTTTGTAGCGGTGTCTGATTGTCTCCTCGTCCGGGTCGTAACCCAGGGCAAACCCGTCAACCATGGCAAAGGCAATCTTAGCCTGGTCAAGGGAGTTGGCTGAAAAGAGTATCTCACCACCGTCCTCACCGTCAGCGACAAGGTGGTATAATGCAAGGGCAGCAACAAGGGCTGTCTTCCCGTTCTTACGGGCTACCTCAATATAGGCCGTCTGAAACCTCCGTGAGCCGTCTTTATTATAGAAGCCGTAGAGTGAAGCGATAATGAATAGCTGCCACGGCTCAAGGGTAAAGTGTTTTTTGGATGTCTCGCCCTTGAAGTGCTTGAGCTTACCAATGAACTTTACCACTTTAATAACTGCATCCTCACGGAACTCCCAGCTATTCGCATCGTCTTCCTCCCCGCTGTTACAGCGCTTGTAGTCATTGAGGAATCTTGCCACGGCGTTCTTTAGATGAACGCCAGCCGGGATGGTCCCGTTGAGGATGTCAGTCGTATATTTCTCTACCTCCGCTATCACCTGTATTCCACACCTTCCTTTACTCCGGGGTAGTACCTTCCGCTTGCCCTCCCCGTTAATCTCAGCTTCTCATGTGCCTCCTTATGGCACTCCACACATAGACTGATAAGGTTGTCGTAGTCGTATGCCAGCGACAAATCGTAATCAATCTCAAAGGGTTTAAGGTGGTGTACCTCTTTAGCGGGTGTCACCTTGCCTTTACGTTCACACTCTTCACACAGGGGGTTGTCTGCCATCTTACGTGCCCGCAAATCCTTCCACCTTCTGGTGTTGTACACCTTCTGGTACTCCTTCTTATTTACCGTCACCTGCCTGCGGCTCTTAATAAGTTTGTTGTGAGCCATCAGTTCATAATAGGATTATAGAAATAAAGTATCCATGCGTGGCACGGAGTACGCAGGTAAGTTGCAAAGTATTCAGCGGGGTATGTGTACGTACTGTTCATCACTTAAATATACGTACAAAAAGAAATGAAGTAACGGAAATAGTGTTGAAATTATCAACACTTTAATCTATTGATATAGTGAACCTATATCCCTGAAAGTATTAATGAGATGGAATAAACAAAATCTGTTTAAACTGAGTAAACGGTCAATTCGCCCCTGACTTGGTAGTCACCCAAGTGCCGATTGGTCGGCTTTAACGTCAGAACTGTCTTACAAGTTTCAGGTCGCAGGTCGTGGTTTGTCACGTTGCCAGCACTGGTCCAGTTCCGTACCTATTACTCCTCTGCTTTTGGTCGCACTCGATATAATCAGTGCCGGAGAGCTGTGTCAAAACTCCTTTGTATTATTCAAATCTTTTCGGCGTGAGTGGACGCATAACGAAAGATACCATTCATATGTTAGGTCAAGTTCATGAGATAAAGTACGTGCTAATTGTTCGTCATCGCACTCACCTTTATCCTTAATAATATCCTCACGTAATTCGTCAAATAAGTCACACAGTTGTTTGTATCTCTCATCATCATCTGATGATAATGACTCTTTAATATCCTTATATATCTTTTTCATCTCCTTAAAACTTTACTACCACTCCCCTGGGTGTTACCTATACCCCGGCCTTTCGCAGCCACTTCTCCGCTGTCGCAAAGTTTATGATGCTCACAATGCTTGTTATCATGGGCACGGCAAATAACATCGGTTCTACATCCTCCGGGGCAGCGTTAAGGTTGTATGAGCCAACGGCCATATACCCGACAACAGAAGCACCGGCAAACAGATAGGCAACACGCCTCTTGGCAGAATACATCCCCAGGTTGTACTGCATATCATCCATCCTCTTTGAGAGGGCCGTGTAGTCATTCTGGATGCGCACGTAGTTGATAGTGTCCTGTGCTGCCATTGATGCGGCACACGTTAGTAACAGGATTGTCAGGAGTGTTTTCATTGTAGTAGGTATTTATTTTATAATAATTCATTTCCAGTTAAAGCAAAATAAAGGTTCTGAAGTTGGTGTATATACAAAACGGGCCTAAGTAAATGGCCATACTTGAAAACACAGGGCAATTTACCATAACTACGATAGGTTATAAATTTTATATAAAACCAATCGGTAGGATGGGTAATGAAGTCAGATGTAAAAGTATATTTCATTGACTTATAACTATCAAATCCAAATCGTTCAAAGATACCACTCTCCTCCAGCCATTTTCTTGTTAGGGGGATAGGTGTAAACATTTCATCTATCGGCGGGTCATCATCTGCACCGTCTGCGTTAGCGGATAAGTTATAAAAATCCGTTAGGTCACATTTTACTGGCACTCCGAATTTAACGGACCGATACCAGTTGCCAATTCTAAGTTCTTCCTTTTTCATACCCTTATCATTTATAGCCACAAAAGAAAGCGGTGGCATCTACGCTGCTGAATCCGTCGCCGGGTTGTAAGTCCTTCTTACCCGTAGTACCACCGCCTATTTATTGGGTATAAAAATAGCCCAGAGTTTTTGGGCGATGCGCCCGACGTAATTCAGCACAGGAAAGATAATACATATTATTGGATTCAAATGTTAAAATATGTTAAATAATGTTAAATGTTTTCATCTACCTTGCACTCAATCGGTGTGAAGCTAATCACCTTGCTTATAATAAACTCATGCTTGTGGCGGTGGTTATCCATTACGGTAACACGCTCCTGGTCCACGCTCATAATCTTGCCGTGTATCTCTTTCTTGTAGATGGTGCCGTTGGCAATGATAAGGCCAAAGGTGCCCGGCTTGAAATCTTCTGCTGTCACTTCTCTCCTCCTTTCAGTTCTGCCAGGTCATCTTCTAATCTCTCTAAGAACGATTCATCTCCATCATCACCCGATAAAAGCCAATCAATTCTTTGAGCATAGACCTGTGCTATCCGTAATGCCCTGATACCCTCCCTGAACCTGCTTATCACTTCATCCGAATAGGGACGTTCACAATCCTTGTCATCTATGATGACTTGTTCTATAGAATCGGCTATGTAACCAATCTTATATTGATCGTAATCAAAATGTCCTCCGCTCATTTCTCTCCTCCTTTTGCTATTTTTATTTTAAATGATAAATAATCACCAAATACTCCGCTAATAAGGTAGGCAGCTACCATCAGCCAATCGTTTTTCATAAAGGCGTTAATGCCTATTGCTGCCGATATTATCCACGAAGCCTTAACCATAAATCCGGTTATTAAACTCATGGGTATCATATCACGGCTGTTGTACCTCACATTCAAGGTGCGGAAGAACGAAAAGGCTATCTGTGATAATCAGGCCAATCATTAACTCCATACCTTCGTCTTTAAACTGCTCAAGGAAGTCATCAATAGGTTCAATCTTAAACATCCGGGTGCAGTACCTCGTCTTAAAACTGGGGTAAAACTTACTTTCCTTTATGTAGTCTGGAAGGCTTCCGTGCTGTTGGTTTTTAATTCTATGTACCTTAAAGTCCAGGCCATGAAAGTTCTTTACCCAATCCTCAACTAATTGTATCCTGTCATATATCTGTTGATGTTCAAAGCCTGTGTCAGAAAATATGGCATCAGCCTTACCTCCAAACAGAACGCACATAGTTGTACTTTCAACACCACCGGAGAATGCAATAAACTGTTTCATTTTATTATTCCACTACCATTACGCCATACACATTTGCTTATTTCGCCATGCTCATAATCATGTGATATTTGTCCATCACCATTGCACTCAGGACACTTTTTCATTTCTTCTCCTCCCGTGCAGTTGTTCGGTTTTTCCGAACTGGTCATGCGGTTGCGAAACCACTCACGCATCCATTTTGCTCCAGTAACCCTATCATAGTTAATTTTCTGATACGGTTCTTCTTTCCATGATTTATGAGTTGTTGTAAAGTGAGCCTTAATTTCCTCATCTGTTATTGTCGGCATCTCGGCTACCTCAGTTACAGTAACAGTTTTATTCCCATTACATACAGGACAAAGCTCCGTGAACGATGTATTGCCACAAAATGCAGGGTTAGAATTTGGGATAACCCCCTTTGCATTACACCAATCACAACCTTTTAAATAAGTGCTCGTCGTTGTCATTTCCTTATGTTTTGTTTCCAGTATTCAAAAAGTTCATCAATTCTCATCGGTATGCTCTTACTCCACAAAAAAGCTATATTTCTTGGCTCTGTCAACCACTCGACATAAGCTAATGGGTACATCTCTTTTGTTGCC